CCCCTTCCCCGTATTTCCGAACGGGAGTGGCGGCTCATTATGGTGGCAACGCAGCTTCGGGAAGAGGCGTGCCTAGAGAACGAGGAGTACGAACGGGCGGATGAGTGGCGGAGGATTTGTTTTAAGGCCTCTCTAGAGATTTCGCGAATCAAAAACCTGAAACGACGGGGTGGAAAATGAAACACGCCTTTATGGTCACGGTACTTGTAGCCCTAGTTGGGTGCGGACAGGGGTGGACTAAAGAGCAGATCGCCGAGGTGGAGTTTGATTGGCGGCGTCTTTTTGCGATGAGTGGCGTTGACCCGCTATCGGTGGATTCGGTCGTTAGCTGTCTGCGCGACGCCACCGTCTCTCGGTACACCTATGAGGAGTACCAGGCGGACAAGGGCGACGTGATTACGGCGCTCGCGGATGACGGGACTTTGGATACGTGCGGAGGTGGAAAATGAACCGAAAACTCTCCCCCACTCCCTGGATAATCAAGGGGAATGCGATTTTCGATACAAACGGCGAGGTCATCGCCGACGTTTACGGTGACCAGGGCGAGCGGACAGCAAATGGCTATCTCTTCGCCGCCGCGCCGGATCTCCTCACGGAGCTTCGTATGCTTTTGTTGGTTACCAAGTGCCCGTGCGCAAGCACCGAAGACTATAGCCATGATCTGTATTGGGCTCGTCGGTGCCATCGCTGTGCGAAAGCGAAGGAAGCCATCGCCAAAGCGGAGGGGGAGTAATTATGCCATTCGGAGTGCGCAAAAAAGCGGCCAAACCGCCGGTGTTTAAGGTGAAGCAAGGTGTGCCCGTGCGCGTGCCCATGGCGCGCTATGAAGAGGCGACGTTTTGGCTCGCCCATAACGATTGCTGGGACGCCACCACCATCCGTGACCTCTCGGAGTCTGTGACCCTTCTTCTCGTGGCGGACCTCTTCCACCTCAACCCCAGGGTGGTGGCCAAAGACGTGCTCGCCCTGCGGCGGATCATCGCCAAACGGCGCTAGACGCCCGCGCCGCCCCGTGGCATACCGGCGGCATGGTATGTAGATCGTGTCATGCGCCCGCCGATGCCCTTCTCCCTTCCGGTCGTTGCCTGGATTGCGTGCTCCGATCCCTCCAGTGGCGACCCCAGGGGCTCACGCTGGAGCAATCCACCGAGCTGTGGGCCGCGCTCCATGAGGCGATGCGCCAGTACCGCCGCCGCCAGCGAGCGGCCTAAGCCTTTTCGTTGACGCCCATCCGTTTGTCCCGCGTAATAGATCCTACGTAGAAATCCCCCGAGTTTTATTAACGCGAGATGGCGCAGACCATAATCGGTGAAAACACCGCGCTAACGCTATCGTTGGTGCTGACACTTCTCGCCTGCGGCTGGAGCTTCGCCTTTTTTCTGACGCGCTTTGTGACGACGGAGCAGTTTGAAAAAGTGGTGGAAGCTATCGGCGAACGACTCGGGAAAATTGAAGACAAGCTAGACGCGATCATCCTGCGTCAGCTTGATAAATAACGTAGGGGTACTATGTCGGTTGCTGTAGGGGTTTTGCTTTGCCTCTCCCTCATTAATAGCGCGGCTCTCGCGTTAATCGCCCTCAATCAACTCAAAGAAACGCGAATCAAAAAGATTCTCCGCCCCACCACGGAGCTGGCGGACTTCTTAGACGACATTAAAGCGCACGGTTACAGCGTGGTGCGTATCGACCCCGACAGCATCATGGCGCGCGGGGTGCGCCGGTGAAAATCCTCGTTACGGGCGTGAGTGGCTCACTCGGGAAAACGCTGCTCCCGCTCCTCTTTGAAGATGGTCACGAGATAGTGGGGGTGAGCCGCGATGAGTATAAACAAAGCCTTATTGCTCCTAATCCTAAGCTCACTCTTTATCTCTGTGATGTGCGTGATCGAGATCGTCTCCTAGAGGCGTCGCGCGGCGTGGATTTGGTCTTTCACCTAGCCGCGATGAAGCGCATTGAATCGTGCGAAGCGCAGCCCGAAGAGGCGGTGGGGATTAACATCCTAGGCACCCAAAATCTTCTCTACTGCCAACGCCTCAACCGCATCCCCCGCGTGGTCTTGGTCTCTACCGACAAGGCGTGCGCCCCCATTACCACCTACGGGTACACCAAGGCGGCGGCCGAAAGCTTAGTCCTGCGCAACCCCCACAACATCGTCGTGCGTTACGGCAACGTCTTGGCGAGCCGGGGCAGCGTGCTCTCGCTCTTTGTGGAGAGCATCCGCAAAGAGGGGGCCATCCACGTGACCGACCGCAAGTGCACCCGCTTTTGGTGGACGCTGCCGGAAGCGGCCACCTACGTGTACCTCATGAGTAAGCGCCCGGTCGGGGGGTTGTGCATCCCCCCGCTCAAAGCCGCTCCGGTGGTGAGCATCGGCAAGGCGGTGGCAGCTCTTCTCGAAAAGCCCATGCCCAAGATCGTCGAAATCGGCTTTCGCTCGCGTGAAAAGGTGCACGAACAAATGCGGCTCACCGAAGAGGGCGGGGAAATAGTGAGTAGCGATGAGGCCTTGTGGTTTAGACGAGCCGAGCTTGAGGAAATGCTCCGCTGGGCCGTGGGGGATCTACTATGAAGGTGGCGCTCTTTGGGGCGGCCGGCAATATGGGCCGGCGCTACACGGCTATCCTTAAAAGCCTAGGCCACGAGATCCTCCCCATCGAAGTAGGCACCAACACCGGCGAGGCGCAGCGCTACATCGAGCAAGCCGACAGAGCGATCATCGCTACCCCCACTGGGAATCATTTTGCCGCGCTCGGCGAAATCGCCAGCGTCCGCCACCGGCTCAGCGTGTTGTGTGAAAAGCCGTTGGTCAAAGAAGAGACCCAACTCAATGTCATCGAAACGGATCTCGCCGACCGGATCAAAATCTACACGGTCAATCAGTACGCCTACCTCCCCTACTGCCGCGAAGAGGGCAAGGAGAGTTGGTATAACTACTTCAACCACGGCCAAGACGGTCTCCTGTGGGATTGCTTCCAAATCATCGGGTTAGCTAACGGCCCCATCACCCTCGGCGAAGATAGCCCCACGTGGCAGTGCGGGATTAACGGGATGCCCCTCAATCTCGCGTGGATGGATGTGGCGTACGTGCGCATGGTGGAAGACTTCATGGGGCCGGGGCTAAGCCTGTGGGATCTGGCCAAAGCCACGCAAATCACCCGAAAAATATGGGCCATGCAATGAAAACGGTACTCATCGGCATTCAAGCGCGCTCCAGCTCCACCCGCCTTCCCCAAAAGGCGCATCTGCAGGTGGGCGGAAAGCCCATCTTGCAGTGGGTGCTCGATAGCTGCCAAATCGCCGCGCGCTTTCTCAGGGGCGAAAGTAAACTAGACGCCGCCATCAACGTTTGCCTGCTGGTCCCCAAGGGCGATTCGATAGCCACCCTCTACAGCTCGCAAATCCCCATTATCGAGGGCGACGAAAACGACGTGCTCTCGCGCTACGTCTTGGCCGCCCGCCACTTTAAGGCGGATTACGTAACCCGCATCACCGCCGATTGCCTTTTCATCCCGCCCCACCACATCACCAAACACGTAAAGGCCGCGGTGATCAAAGAGCGCGATTACACCACCAACGTGCACTTTCGCACCCACAAAGAGGGGTGGGATTGCGAGGTGATCTCAAAGCGGCTACTCGATTGGCTCAACGAGAACGCCACCACCAACCACGACCGCGAACACGTCACCACCCTTATCGGCAAAGACCGCCCGTTTCCCTTTCGTTACGTCGATGGCAAGCCCTCGATCTGTCACATCCTCAATCTCTACGATGAGAGCGAGATCAAGACATCAATCGACACCAAAGAGGAATACGAGTACGCCGAAAAGCTTTTTCAACGCTACCAGCGCCAGAAAAACGAGGCCAAGCGCGCCGGGACCTACCTGACATGACCGACAACGCCATTAGCTGGGAAAACCGGGCGAAGGTATCGATTGCCCACGGCGCTTTGACCAACTCTAAGCGTCCGCAAAGCTTTGTCCACGGCGTCTATCCTACGCATCTCGCCTACGGTAAAGGGTGCCATGTCTACGACGCCAAAAATAAGCGCTACATCGATTTCATCTGTGGGCTCGGGGTTAATCTCTTTGGCTACGCGCACCCGGAGATTACGCGCGCCGCTTACGGGGCGATGCTTCGGGGGTCGGCCCTTTCTTTAGGCACTACGTTAGAGGTGGAATTTGCCGAAACGATCAAAAACTATTTTCCATTCGTGGAGCGGATTCGAGTTCTTAAAAGCGGTAGTGAGGGCTGTAGCGCGGCGGTGCGTATGGCTCGCGCTGCTACTGGTCGCGACCTCGTGCTATCGGAAGGCTATCACGGCTGGCACGACACCTTTGCCATTCTCACCCCCCCTGCCCACGGCTGCCCTCAGGGGCTCCGCTACGATATCGACACATACGACCCCCAAAAGCTCGCCCGCGCCGCGTGCGTCATCGTCGAGCCGTTTATCACCGACCATTCCGCGGAGCGCATCACGTGGCTTCAGGAGCTACGCTCCGCGTGTACGCGTGAGGGGGCGGTTTTAATCTTTGATGAGACCATCACGGGGCTGCGGTTCCCCGGTCTTAGCGTCGCCAAATTCACGGGCATCTATCCCGATCTCATCATCTTTGGTAAAGCGCTCGGTGGGGGGCTACCGATATCGGTTGTGGGGGGGCGAAAAGCGGTGATGGAAGCGGATTATTTCGTCTCTTCCACCTTTGCCGGCGATCCGCTGCCCATGGCGGCGGCCATGAAGGTGCTTCCGATGGCCAATGAAGCGTTACCCCGCGTGTGGGATGCCGCGGAACGATTCCAGACGGACTTCAACCAGGCTGGAGCCGACGTTATCCGCATCGAGGGCTATCCCACACGCGGGGTTTTAAAAGCCCCGAACGGCCTTACCCTTGCCCTTTTCATGCAAGAGGCCGTTAAGGCGGGGCTACTCTTTGGACCATCCTTTTTTTGGTGCGAACCCCATGCCACGGAAGCGCACACCGTGCTCTCTCTCGTAAGCCAGGTTTGTGCGCGGATCAAGACCGGAGCCGTAAGCTTAGAGGGCGCGCTGCCGCTTAAGCCCTACGCCCAAAAGGTGAGGGAATGATTTGCGGCGACCGCGTCAGCCTCACCGCCGATATCCCCGCCCAAGCGCGCGCGTGGCGCAACCAGCCGGAAGTATGGCGGTGGTGCCGGCAGTACACGCTGCTGGATGCCGCCTCTCACGCGGCGTGGCTGGAAAGCCTTGCCCAAAACCCCACTATTAAGATGTTTGGCGTGCTCAACAATATGGAGCATGAGCCGGTGGGGGTGGCGGGGTTAACGTCGATTGACCGGCTCAACCAGTCGGCGGAGTTTTCGCTCTACATTGCGCCCGAGTTTTGGGGGCGCGGGTACGGGCGCGATGCGCTCAAAACGCTCTTTCGCCATGGCTTTATGGATCACAACCTCAACCGGATTTGGGGAGAGACCTACGATGGTAATCCCGCGCTCTCGCTCTTTAAGTCTTTGGGGATGAATCACGAGGGCACCCTGCGTCAGGCCTACTTTCGCCACGGCCGGTTTATTGATGTGCACCGGGTGTCGTTACTACGGGGTGAATTTCTATGATTGAGTATTTGGCCCTTTCGCTTTTACTGCTCGCGTTTTGCTTGGGGTTGTCGCTGGTACATCTAGCGCGGGGCAAAAAACCCACGCTTTACGTGCCCCCGCTGCACGTTACGCGACGGCCCACCGATAAGCCGCGCATCGTGGTGCAAAGTGATGAGCGGGCGGCGGAGATTGAAGAAAAGCGGCTTAAGGAACAGGGATGGCCCGGCTAAACGGGTAGGGGGCCATCGGGGAAACGGCGGACGGGCTCTTTGGGGCCGCCCGCCTTTGCGTTAAGGCAGGCGGGGCATGTGGTTTTGTCGATTTGTCGGGTCTTTTCTGAGGCGTCGATGGTGGAAGCGCGTACGCCAGAGCAGTAAGCCACGGTCTGCCCCGCCTTGTACCGTAGTAGGTGCACCACATCGGTTGGCTTACGGGTCAAAAAAGCGCCTTCCCGAGGGCGGCGGTAGCGTCTGAAGGTGCGTATGCACCATCCCGTCATCTAGGCGCCGCCTCTCTACGTAGATGCCGAGATCGGCAAGTAGCTCCTCACGCAACTCGCACCACCGATACAGTGCCATGTCGGGATCCAGATAGTCAGAGGCCGCCGCGGCAAGGTGCTTGGACGCCATCGGGATGGGCACTTCGGGCCGGCCCAACCGGCGGTGCTCGGCATTGATGCGCCGGTACACCTCTAGATGCTCCGCCAACGAGCGCACCCCGCTGGTACACACCATGGCCCGCCCATAGACCGCCCTTAGCTCGTTTACCGCGAAGTAGTGGTAGAGAAAGTGGCGCCGCTGGTCGGCGGTGAGCGGGTGATTGTGGGGGTTTAGCTCTTTTTCGCGGATCATTCGCGCGCTAGCTCCGTGGGACACCCCACGCCCGCGCACCGGCGCTTTTCCGCTAGCTCCTCGGCTAGGCTCTGAAGGGGGGCGCTATCGCCGGTCTTTTTCATGTGCTCCAGCCCCGCGCGCATGCGCGATACTAGCTGCCGCGCTTCCACGGTTTGGCCGTCTTTTTTGAGGAGCCTGATAAACCCGATGATCTCCCGAATCGCCTTCATGATATCGGGCGCTAGTCGCAGCATTTGCAGGATGAGGCCGAGAGCCCCAAATAGGCTTCCGAACATGTTTTTAGCCCTCCGTTGGTAAAAATGAGGGCGTCTGGCAATCGTAAAACCAGACGCCCCCACAGCACTGCTCGTTTTCCCTATCTCTCAGACTTCCCAATATCTATTCTACTACACGCCGCCTTTGCCGTGACCGCTCATGGGATAAGCGGGGGACGATTCCGGCAGATCCAGCGGATCGACGGTGGAGATGTAGTTATCGAGTAGCGCCTGCACCTTCTCGACGATCGCCGTGAGCCGCGCCTCATCGAATTTCACCAAGCCCGAGCTAGACCGGCTCGATTGAGACGCCGCAAGCTCCAAAATCGCGAGCTTGAAGAGGCGGGCGCAGTCGCGCAGCGATTCGTTTTCGATCGTCTCCACGTCGTCGTCGGGCATGAGCGGAATATCGAGGAGCCGCGGGTGCGTCTCCGGCAGATCGAGCTGCGGCTGGCTCGTCACCCAATCGCGGTACGCGCGGATGGCGCCGAGATAAGAGCCTAGGCGGACCTGGTCGAATGAATTGACCTGAGCCATGCCCGAGCTAACGGACTTTTTCACTTCGACAACGAAACGGTGCACCCGCGTGCATAGACCCGCTACGTCGTGATTATAGGTTTGGACCTTTTCCTTGGTATCAGCCATTGGGGGCGTTCTCCCGGTTGTGGGGTTAGTTAACGGAATCGAGGGCGGCGGAGACGGCCTTTTGCACTTCGGCCTTCACCGGCTCGTAATCGGCGTTCACGGTGCCCTTGCACATCCCGGCTTTTCCGGTCGCTTCAAACGCCAGATCCGGCGCGGGCGTCTCCGGGCGACAGCCCGTAGCGTCAGCGTGGATACCGCAGATTTTTACGCCGTTGGCCTGCGCCCAATTCTTCGCCCACGTCAGCACCGACGCCGCCGAGGTCGTGGGGATGAGACTGATCTTGGCGTTGGTCTGACGGCGCGAGTTGAAGCCGATCACCCGCCGCACACCATCCTCAAATACCGCGTACAGCGCACCACCGGAATCGCCCGAGCACACCGCCGCTTGTCCGTCAGTCACGTAGTCGTAGTTGGTGCCACGCGGAAGGCGAACGACCGGAGAGCGGCCGGTGCGAAATTTGCCGTCGAGCTGGCCGCCCCATTTCTGGCAGCCGTAGCCGGTGAGCGTCACCATATCGCCGACCTTTACGAGGTTGGGATCGGTATTCCAATTCTCAAACGGGAGCGCCGGCAATTTCGTCGTTACCTTACACAAGACGTGGTCGGCGGTGGAGTTGTTACGGTACTCCGGGTTGTGCGTGCAGCGCGCGGAATACACCGTAGAGAGAATGCGGAAATTCACCGTCCCGCCATTGCGGATACAGTGCGCGGCGTAGCCCACCACCTGCTCGCCCAAGGCAGTGCCCGAACAATTTCCCATCCACGGCGACGCCGGCCAATCGAGGGGGTTGGCGACCTGTCCGCCCTCTAGCGCGTGGAAGATGCCGTCCGGCGGATACGGCGCGATGACGCCCTGAGCGGCGCGGGCGTCACTGCACGCGACTAGTAGAAGAAGGACGTAGAGGTACAGGGTCAGGCGTTCCATAATGGCTCCTTGCGATAAAGTAGGACGCGGCCCCAATGGCAGCGGCCGTTGCGATAGCGGCGGCGTACTTCCAGACGTGGCGCGAGCCAGGCTCCGGCGTGGGCTCCACGATATCGGCGCGGTAACGGGCGGAAGCGACGAACGCCTCACTGGAGACCGGCGTGAGCGGCCCGAAGTGATCTTTGACGGTGGCGTATCCCACTTTGGGTCGCCCGCGTTCCTCCGTATTAAGGACTGAGGCGATGGCGTCGACGATCTTGATCGGCGTTGAAATGCCGGGACCAGGAATGTCGAATGCGCGGCCGATAGCCGCATCGACGTCGATGTAGCGCGTGGCAGTGTCATCAGGGCGGAGGCGTCGCAGCTCACTAATCGCACGTGCGTTCAGATTTTCGAGCTTCGCTCGAAGGGCCGTCGCATTCGCTGCCTCTATGGTGATCCAGTGTTCCGACATACTTTACGCCGCGATGTAGTCCAGTAGATTGGTTAGATCGTCGGCCGAATGATTGTGAATCACGACGAGCTTTCCGACGTGGCCAACCATGAAAATGTCCGGCGTCGATTTTCCGCGACAGCCGATCGTCGAACGCGTGAGAACGTCGTCGGAAGTGCCGCCAGTGGCGGCGAGCGAGCCCAATACGCCGTTGGCATACGCCGTAATAGACGCCGCCGTTCCCGGATTGGCGCCGCCGTATTTCGCGAGGTAGCTGAAAAAAGCCCCTGCGTAGGCGTAGCTGAAATGGAGACGCTGCGAACTGTACGGCCCAGATCCGTCGCCGAAGTACACGTCCTTGTAGTCGGCGTGATTGGCGCAGGAGAACTGGAACTGCGGTGTCACCGCATCGCGCTGGTTGTCTAAAATGAGGTGAAAGGACGAGGTGTCTATCGTGGCCTGAAAGCCCGCGATCCACGGCGTGTTCGTAGGGAAGTAGTCGTGAATGTGGCCGATGAGAAACTCACTGCCGTCGAAGTAGAACATCGGCTTGCCGCCGACTGTCGCGAGCGACGGGCGATCCGCCGAAGTAGTCTGCGTCCACGTTCCTCCGACCATTCCTTTGTTCGTCCAGGACGATAGGTCCGAACCGACAAGCGTGTAGTTGCTGGCGTCTGTTGGGTCGAGCCACAGGACGGCGTCTCCGTCAGCGTCATCCGGTTCCCACGGACCCGATGGCCCGCCATCGGCCGCACGGCCCGACCACGGGTAAGAGGGACCGGGTCCGCTGACCCAACCCCCACGAATCATCGATATTTGTGGACCAATGATCATTTCTTGATGAAGAGCCGCAGCACGCGCAGCACCATCGCCGCGACATTGGCACCCGCGAGCGCCAGCGCTTCCACTTTCGCCTCAAACGCGTCGTCTTTGAGGTCGAGCACCTGCAGATCTTTGGCGAGCGTCACCGCTTCCGCCTCATCCATATCCAGCAGCTCCACAAGGCTCGCCTGCAGATCCATGCTCCGAAGCGCATCCAGGCCGTTAACGACGCTGACGGCCGCTTTCAGGGTTACACGTAGGTTGTCGATTCCGGTCATTGTTTCTCCTTTGATTAATCGATCGAGTAGCCAAGATCGGTGGCGAGCGCGATAAACGCGGCCCGCAACTGAGCAATGCTATTGAGCCCCGCCGCGCCACGAATGGCCGTCAGGCGCGCCGCCTTTGCCGCTACCGCGGCGGCCTTCGCCGCCTCATTCGCTTCGTGCGCGGTTTTCTTCGCCGCATCCTGAATAAGAGTGTCCCCCGAACGGACCAGGTAGCCGACGTGAGGTAGCTCGGCGGATGGGAACGGCCCGTCCTTACTCGTGTCCCAATGCACGACGTAGTCGGCTGGAACGCCGCCGGATTCGTGCACCTCGATAAGGCGCTGTTCTCCGAACGGATAGTCTACAAGGAGTTGTTTCACGCGTGAGCCACCTTTCTCATGCTAAACCGAGTGTACGCCGCGGTAGTGGTGGCGTTGCCGTTGGTGTGGGGCCTAGCGATATCTCCCGACGACATTCTGACGGTGGCTACCACCGTTCCGTAAGAATCGGCGACGGTCGTGTGAACCGCCTTGCGATGAGTGGCCGTGATGCTAACAATGTCTGTCGTTAGCTGATTGGAATTAACGCTAATTCCAATGTCTTCGGAAGAGGTGGTGCGCCGGTCGGTATAGGAAATCGAGTAGGTTCCGTCTTCGAGGGCGGTAAAACTAGAGCCGTTCGTCGCGGAGTGCGTAGGTAGAACCGCCTTGTCAGTGTTTACCTCTGAAGTTTCGATGCGACGGATACGCGTGTTTGTAGACCCGTGACCCGCTCCCGTTGTGACGATGCATTCGCCACTCGGATCTGGCACCGGCTGACCTACGACGATCTCCCCCGCTCCCGTCTGGACGGCCCATAAGTCTTCGGCGGCACCGCCGGTGTCGTCGAAATCCGCTAAGAAGTAGCCAACCTGCACGCACGGCCACGTACCGGCGCTCAAAGCGGAGTTGACCAGCATTTTCGCGTAAGCGTTGACGCTCGTTTGGGTGGTTGAGGTCGATGTATCGACGATCGAGCGCAGATTGGGCCTTTGACTTACGCCCCACTTCAAAGTGCCGTTGTCGTTGATGGCGTATACCGACCAAACAATGTCAGTGAAATCCCCGTATGTCCCGCGCCCGCCGTGCGCGCCCGTGAGGTTCAGCGTAACATCGGCCGTCGCCGTGAAGCGGGCGTACGTGCCAGGAGAACTAACGACGGGGAGCGCGATGTAAAGTGGGTTAGTCGCCGACAGGGTAGCCGCCGCGCCCTGAATCTTGATCGAATCGTTGGCGTTGGTCGTAGTTGCGTTGGCGAGCCCGATATTGAGCGGCGCCAAGGCTTCCGTGCGTAGCGCGAGCTGGCCCGCGGAAGAGGGAAGCTCTAGGTTGATATCGCTTCCCAGGGTAGGAGCGGCAACGCGGGCCGTATCGCCTGAGCCATCGCCGAAATAGATGTACCTAAGTCCCGTCGATACACCGCCCACATCGTACGCGCCGTCCGTCTTTACCGGGATAGACGAGGCGAGGCTAGCGTTGACCACGAGGTCATCGCCCGAGGCGCTGCCGATCGTTACGTCGCCGTTGGCCGTTAGGTCGTTGAAGGTAAGATCTTTGGTGCCGTCGATGTAGCCGTTGAGCAGATCGTTATAATTCTGCATCACCTGGCTAGCGTCGGCGGACGTGCCGTTAGTGAGGGTGTAGGTGAGCGATGGAGCGGCCATAAGCCCTCCCCGAGGCGACTAGCTTTTGCGGTGTCTACTTAATCTCTACGTTATACCTGTTTCAGGTACTCTAAGACTTGCTGGCTCGTGCCGTTGAAGGCTTTCCACTCTAGCGCCCGTTCGATAATCGTACGCGAGCGCGTGAGCGCCGCCTTCGGTAGCGATTTCTTCTCTCTAGAGGCGTAGCGCATCGCCACCACGTGGGGCGGCTCAATCACAAAGACCGGAATTACCTTAATTCCCGCTCGCTCCAGCTCCTCGCGCAAGACGCGCTCCCCAAACGGAGATTCGGTGACGATGGGTTTGGTAGCGGTTTTGGCTTCGCGGATGACAAAGGGGCCATGGTCTTTGAAGTGCTCGTCATGGGGGATGTAGTGGAATTTATCGGCCACCTGCTTACACGCCCACGTCTTGCCCGACCCCGACACGCCACAAACTAGATACACCGGCACCATTAAAGACCCATCGCCCTTCGCATTAGCGCATTCACAATCGATGACCCGGCAGAGGATATCGCTCCCAGCGCCGTTTTGCCCGCGTCTTTAAGCGTTTTCTCGTTAATGCCCATGATGGACGCGCTTTCCATTGCCTTTGGCTTTGCCTTTCCCTTTTCCGCCATCTTTTTGACCATGGCCGGCGGCGGCGCAAGCGCCAGCGCCTCATCTCCACCCTCTAGGAGCTTTAGGTTTTGAGGGCTAAAGATTTGGTCTTTAGGGAAATTCTTGGCCTTCACGTCCTGAAACGTGCTCGTCAGCGCATCTTTCTGCGCTCCCCGCTGCGCCTTCGAGAGGTTTTGCGCTGCCGAAAACATTTGATCGATGAGTGGCCCCGGAATGAGCGGGGTGGCGCCCTTAGTCTGATCGAATTTGTTTAGGATTAGCTCGCCCTTTTCCTTAAATGACGCCATCAAATCAAACGCTTTCGCCTCACCTTCGGTAAACCGCGGCGTATCGTTAAACTGGTTAAACGCCTTGGTGAATTGGAGCTGCGCCGCGGGATTCCCCGACCGGGCTTTCTCATACAACTCGGAGATGGAGCTAATCGCCGTTTCCGCCTTAGCGTAGTCCTTATTGATCGCGGTAACGTCGTTACGCCGCTTGCCGATGTTCTCATCTAGCTCTTTGAGTGCGTCTTTGGTGGCAAACATGGTCGGCGCGCCACCTTTGGTGGCCGAGCCCGAGAACGCGCCCCGTGGTAGGGCGGTTGGGGCGGGCAACATGGCCGATGGCGCCCCGGCAGATGGCGGCGCAAGTCCCGCGCCGCCGGAAGGCGGGAGCATCGCGGTGGGAGCGGCGGCGCCGGGAATCTCCACTAGCCCGTGCTTAATGCGGGCGTAGGGGTCCACCACCCCGCCTTGGAGATTTTCTAGGCTGTCGGCTTCCATGCCGGCGATATCGGCATTCGCGCCCTTTTGGCGAAAGTCTTGGTACGCAACCGGGACCTTGAAAACCTCGTTGGCGATCTGAAGACCTTGCAACACCTTATCCATGGTGTCTTTGCGGGGCCGGTACTGGAGCGGGGTCATTTGAATGGCCATTACATCCCCCCAATCATGCGCATGCGGCGCTTAAACGGGTCCATCGGCACGATATCGGGCTCGGGAGCCATGCGCCGCTCTAGCGCGGTTAGGTCGGGGCCACCGATATTACCGCCAATCCCCCCGCCTAGCGCCCCGCCCGCATCCTCACCTACCCCGCCACCCCAGATCCCCAAGTCTTTGCCGAGAGATTCAGCGTTGGTGCCTAACCCCGCTAGGGTAGAAAGCACGTTAGCGGCGATTCCAAACGGGTCTTTAGGCCCTTTGGGGCCACGGCCCTTGGCCATGGCGATCATAGCTGCCCTCCCATTTTGAGGGACTTGCCGTAGGCGGTGACGAGCGGCTGCATGTAGCGCTGCTTAGTCTGTTCGTCTTGCTCCGAAAGCGCCCGCAGCGAATCCTCTAGGATCGCGCTGTGGTTAGGCATTTCGGGCTGGCTCATGCTCTCTAGCCGGCGCTGCATGGGGTTACTCACTTCGGGCGTCGTTTCTTGCGCCTCTTTGCCGGGGTCGATGATGCCGCCGGCTGCCTTACCGACCCCCGCGAGGGCTGGAATCGCAGCGAGGCTAGCGCCACCCGTAAAAGGGGCGGCGAGAACGCCGAGAATGCCGCCGACGGCCCCGCCAACGCCACCGCCACCCGCTGAGCCTTTTCGGTAACTCTTTGCGTTTACGATCGCCATGTTATCTCCACGGTTGGCTGAAGTTCACCCCGAGCATGTTAAGCCTGGTCTTCAGACGGCCCCACTCAGTTTCGTCCATGTCCAGCTCCTTGAGGATCTGCGCGTTGTTTAGGTAGCTATTCATGGAGTTGATGTTGAATTCCAGATCGGCGAGCCGCTGCTGACGGGACGCGAAGCTATCGGGGTCTAGGTATTGACGCCTGGCGAGCGCGTTTTTGAGGCCGAATTCCTTGTCAAACATGCCACCCGTAAAGTCCCGGCCCTTTTGCGCTTCGCCGGCCGCAAAGTTTTGCGACCCTTCGCGCTCCGAGGTCTGAAACGCGCGGCCTTCCATGATTTCCTTGCGCCGCTGCATTTCCTGCATTTCCTGCGTGCCGAGCTGGCTTTGGGCGTCCGCCTCTTGACGCGTTAGCTCGTCTCCCTGAATCCGCGACTGTTTCGCCGCGGCACCCGAGTGCAGCATGCCGCTTGCGGCAAAGCGCCGCTGTAGCGCGTCATCGGCTTCGGAGCGCTTTTGCGAATACTGGCTAGAGAGCCGCCTTCGCATGCTGTCGAATTCGGGTAATCCGGCTGGAATGGCCATTACCTTTTCCCCCTAAGATTGTAAGTAAAGCTGCCCAAGGGGTAGACGTGAAACCCCTGATTGAGCGCGTTTTGATTCGAGAATTTAAACTGAATCCGTTTGCCGCTGGTCGTAGCGAGGTTAACCGTAACCTTTTTCTGGGATTGCCCCCCGCCCCATGTCGCCGCCCCCCAGGTAAACGATCCCCAGATGGTGCCGCCGGGATCTAAGTATACCTGCTGCGTGGTTCCCGGTCCCCGATCGCCGTCGGTGCGGTAGGAAACATTCATGTAGTAGGTGCCGAGCATCTCTAAGATCCAGTTGGAGAATCGGAAGTTTTTCCAATTCTCCATATGCTGCTTGTGACCGAAAAATTCTTTCGTCCACAGGTACGAATCGATCGCCGTGCCGTTGTCAGAATAGGTGTCGGTATTGAGGCGGTAGACGAAACCGTTAGCGGTGCCCGCTTGCGCGTAGAGACTGCCGCCGTAGATGGTAAATGCGGCAATCGAGTAGGGATAAGTAAACGGCGCCCACGCGCCGTTGGCGTTGGAATTAGCGCGGCGCAGGTAATCGAATTGGTAGACGCGATTATTACTCGTGGAGCCGTTATAGGGCACCGCAAACCACAGCTTATTGCGGTATTCGATGGCGCACGCCTTACTCACCGAATTTGAGGTGAAGAGAAATACGTCTGGCTCGATGCGATCGGACGCGCTTTCACTCAGCACCGCCGAGGCGAGGAGATCCGTGCTATTGGGCTTAATGTCGGCGCCCTGTAGCTCCAAAAAGCCCTGAAGCTGGCTATAGCGCTTACCCAAAAAGAGCTTTAGCCCGTTGTAGTCGGCTTGGGCGTAGTGCGAAACGCCGCCGTACTTGGAGTTACTCTTGATGCGCACCCAATTGGTGGGGTCGGTGTCGGGTAAGTAGATGAGCCATACCGACGCCTCTTTGTAGACCACCACCATATTGGCGTGCACGCCCAAGCCCGTGATGGCCTCGCCGTCTCCGTCGCTGATGAGGATGAAATTGGTGGATTCGACGACGAACGGATTGCCCAGCTCCGAATAGTAGAGCGTTTGGGGGGCGTCCGGCCCCACCATCCACAATCGCTCTTGATGGCTTACGACGTATTGCCACTCGGGCGGCTCACCGTTGTCGGTAGGGGCGGCGGCGCCAAGGCTAGCGTCGGTAACTTGGTCCACGTAGGTGGTGGTGGTGTTATCGGAGAGGGTGGCAACCAGCTTGTATGAGCCACCGCTGCCAGCGCTGCGGCGGTAGATGCGCCGGGCCGCCACCCCGAAGCTTGTGGGCGCTACCGGAATGCACGCGATCGACACGGTTGCCGTCGAGCCGATGGCGAGCGTCGCCGTGGATGAGGAGAAATCGCTCTCAACGAGGTAGCTATTGCGGTAGGTGAAGACGTAATTTACGTCTCCGCCCGCCGGCCCGCTCGTGCCTGCCGTTCCCGAGGTCTGCGCGCCCGTAGAGTTGGGCTGCGTGACGCCGTGGCGGGTAAACTCGGTCCCATTGTACTTATAGGGCTGGGAGTGGCCGTTACCGAAAAAGGCGAGGTTTTGATACATCGCCATATCGACCCGAGATCCCGCGGTCCACACGCTTTGAGCGCTGCCTACGGTTACAAACGTCGTGGTTCCGAGCTGGTACATGGTGCCATTCCACCACCCCAGCATCTTTTCGGTGCCGTCGTTATAGCGCGCGGTAAATAGCCCATCGCCCGCGTAAGATCCTACCGACGCGGTGTTGAGCTGGCTCATGCCGCCGCGGGTCTGCACGCCGCCGCGGTCGCTAAACTCCACGTTGAGGCAATCGGGCGATTCGTTATCGGCGATGATGTTGCGGTCATACTTGTTATTGAGGCCGCCATCGAAAGCCTCAACCGGGTAGACCACACGGAATCCGTCTTTTGCCATTAGATGGTTCCGAAATCGCTAAAGAGCGTGTCCTCTTCTACTTTGACGATCGCCATGCGGTCGGCGCGCTTGCGGCGTCGCATGAACGCTTCCATGTCCCGCATGCCGTCCATAAACTTTTGCCCGTAAAACGTCGTAAGCGGGTTACCGAGATCCTTGGGGCACATCTCAAACGTCAGCCCGTCCACCGCCACGTCATGAAAGACGCTCGGGAGATCCCACGTCGAGCCAATCGCGGGAGTGGAAGGCTCCTTGTAGTACCAGTATTTGAGCGTGCCGACCGCCGCGGGCGTCGGATACAGGATGATCGTGTCCTCGTAATAGAGGTAGTAGGCCGGCGTGCCGCTAGAGGTGGTGTTAGACGGGTTGATCGTGTCGTAGTGACGGTAATCGATGTACTGGAGCTTATTGCCGGCGTAGGTGAGCCGCCAAATCTCTAGCGCGTTTGTCGGTTTTGCGTACTCGGAAGTGCCGGCCACCGTGGACGTGGTGCCCGAATCCTCAATGCACAGCGTTTTGCGGGCCATCTTCAGCCCCACGCGGTAGAGCTTGAGAAGCAACTCGGTGTCGCTCCACAGATCGTCACTAAGCGCGTTGAGGTTGTTACGCGCCTCATCCAAGATTTGCTGTACGGTCACTCCGTCACCCCCAGCGAGCGGGGAAGGGGTCTACATAGGCCGGCGACGTGCGGAAATCCCGTATTGGTCACCCGAAAACGGGCTACTTTTTGGTCTTGGGCGAATCCGCTACGATCAGCTCCTTGTGAAACGCTTCCGAATGCATCGCTAGCTCGTTGGCGGTGTCGAACGTTCCGCGACACGCCATGCACCGATGCTCCACTTTCGCGGGCTCCGGGTCGGGAATCACTTCCACGCGCAGCTTTTTGTGGTTGAGATAGTTCCCCATCGCATCCTTGCGAATCGGAACGTACGCGGACACAAACTGAAGCGCGTCGAATTTCTCCATCTCGACGTACTTATTGGGGGCGATGTGAATCATTTCCCCCTTAAACTCTTCTTTGTAGGGCTGAGTGTCGTGATCATTCCACACGCGAGCGAGCGACATAATTAATCTCCACAGATGAATTTATAAACCGCACCGTCGGCAATCGCGATTTCCGATTCCACCTTCACGAATCGAAAACCGTTAGGAACGGGCACCAAGCAATTGGTCGCCGTCGATACGATGGCGTAATCGTTGGTGGTGAGCGTACTAGAGTTGATCGCCGGGTGCTTAATGCGGCGATACGTCCCGCCCGAATCGGTAGCTGCCTTGATGAAGTGCACCGAATTGGTCATGGCGGGAATCTCTAGGTACACATTTGCCCATGAGTGTTGAAGATCCACCTGACCCGTCAACGTCCCGGCACTGGCCATGGTCGCCGGGAAAACCGTGTAGTACCGAGACGACATAGGTTAGATCCCCCTTAAGAGCGGCCGAAAACCATCAGGTAGAAGTGGTCACCGCTCGTAAACCCGCTGAGCCCCAGCGTGCCGGGGGTCGCAAGTCCTGTGGAGTTGGAGTTAGCCGCAATCCACTGCGGAGCGGTGTTGCACGATTGGTAGCCAACCGTGAAAGCGTCGATATAGCTAAGTCCCA